TGGGGGGCTGAGGTCTTTCTGTACCAAGAACGCAAAAACATCACGTTATGAAAAAAGGTATAACAAAGGCTCAACTTCGTCAATTCATTTTGTGGTTAATTACTCACTATGTGGTTAACGTGCTGTGACGCGTCACATTAATTTTCCGTGATGTGTCACAGGGTTTTGAGCGCCAGCTCTTTCCATATCAGCGTTTGAGCGCATACCGCTTCACCGTTTCGCCAACACCCACCAGCAGGCCCAGGCATCACCTCGCCACACGTCGGACAACTATTTTCCGCCAGCTCTGCCAGCTTCAATTTTAATGACCGGTCATCTTGAACGAACAATAATTCAGCGTATTCCTCCACGGTATACGCCGCCTTCCCTGGTCGACGTAAAGCCGCATTTTGCCGGTACGCTTCATACTGCGCCTCTGTGACCACCAGCTTAATCACGCGCTGGCCGCCGGCTTTCAGTTTTTCCCGGGCTTCCCGGTCGCGCCGGCGCTTATCACGCTGGCGCGCTGCAGCCCGTTCCCTGGTGTCAGCCATCGGCGCGAAGTTTCCCCGTAGCTAAAAGCCGTTGTAGCTCCTCCTCGGCCTTCTCGCTCCACTTCTCGCCGTGTTCCAGGTAATGCCCCAGCGTGAAATAAATCACAGCAGCCTGTTCTGCCTCCGCCTTTCTCGGAATGTCATGGCCACCAGCTCGCAGCGCCGCCGCCAAATGACAGCATTGGAAGTTAGGGCGCCCAAGGATCCCCGCTAATTCAGCCGTCAAAGGCGGGAGTTTGCCCAGGCCTGGAGCTGTTGCCTTCAGGTCTTCAATCTGGCGCCGTAATCCTTGCGCACAGTCGTGCGAACCACTTAAACCACGCTGCCAGCTAAACCCGCAGTCACAGGTAAAGGTGTTCCCTTGTTCGGTTATTTTCATTGCTTAGCGTCTCCGGTCTGATAGCCCTGGCGGCTGTAGAACACGCCATTAACAACAACGTGATAGGCGCCGGCGTTGTCGTGCAAATACTTCCTCAGCGTTCCCCGGCTAATTTCCAGCGTCACGGCAAGCTGAGTCTGGTTTGTCGTCTTACCCGCAAGAATGCCCGGGATTGTTGAAACGCCGGCAGGCAAATTATCC